CAACTCTTACGATGGCGAAAAGCTTAAGCTGCTTGTGCATGACGAAAGTGGTAAATGGGAAAGACCGGATAATATCCTCAACAACTGGCGAGTTACCAAAACAACGTTAAGACTTGGCGCACGTATTATAGGTAAGTGCATGATGGGTTCAACATCAAACGCCTTAGATAAAGGTGGTGATAATTTTAAAAAGTTATACAACGATTCAGATGTAACTAAACGTAATTCTAACGGACAAACAAAGTCTGGTTTATACTCTTTGTTTATACCTATGGAATGGAACTATGAAGGTTTTATTGATGAATACGGACAGCCTGTATTTAATAACCCTAGAAAAAAAGTTGTTGATCCGTGGGGCGATGAAATAGAACAAGGCGTTATAAATTATTGGGAAAACGAAGTTGAAGGTTTAAGAAACGATCAAGACGCTTTAAACGAATATTATAGACAGTTTCCTCGTACAGAAGAGCACGCTTTTCGCGATGAAACAAAAAATAGTATATTTAATTTAGCAAAAATATACGAACAAGTTGATTATAATGAAGATTTGCGTAATAGTAATATTATAACGCAAGGTAATTTTCAATGGGTTAATGGTGTAAAAGATACAGATGTTATATTTATGCCAAGCCCGCAAGGAAGATTTAAAGTATCTTGGATTCCAGGAGCGCATCTTCAAAACAAATACATTACTAAAAACGGTATTAAATATCCAGCCAATGAACATATAGGTGCATTTGGCTGTGATAGCTACGATATTTCAGGAACGACTGACGGCAAGGGCTCTAAAGGTGCATTACACGGACTCACTAAGTTTACGATGGAAGATGCCCCACCTAGCTCATTCTTTTTAGAATATATAGCTAGGCCTCAAACAGCAGAGATATTTTTCGAAGACGTACTAATGGCGTGCGTGTTTTATGGAATGCCAATACTTGCTGAGAATAACAAACCTAGGTTATTGTATCATTTTAAAAGAAGAGGATACAGAGGTTATTCGATGAACCGGCCTGACAGATTATGGAACAAGCTTTCCGTAACTGAAAAAGAAATAGGCGGTATACCAAACTCTAGTATGGATATGAAGCAAGCGCATGCCGCTGCAATTGAAATGTATATCAATGATCACGTTGGTTTAATTTCAGAAGGAGAATACGGAACAATGTATTTTAACGATACATTAAACGATTGGTCTAAATTTGATATAAATAATAGAACAAAGTTTGATGCTGCTATTAGTTCAGGTTTAGCCATTATGGCTTGTCATAAAGATTTATATAGGCCTGTAGCAAAAAAACAAAAAACAAAATTAAATCTATCTATAGCTAGGTATAAGCAAGATGGTTTTACTTCAAAAATAATAAAATAATAATATGGCTCAATCAGTTGTAAATAGTTATTTCCCAAGCCAAGTTGCTAGCGACCTTGAAAAAATGTCAGAAGAGTATGGCCTTAAAGTTGGTAGAGCTATTCAGCAAGAATGGTTTAATAACGATAACGGAGCTGCTAGATATAAAAGCAACCAAGACAGCTTTCATCATTTACGCTTATATGCTAGAGGCGAACAAAGCATACAAAAATATAAAGACGAATTATCTATTAACGGTGATTTATCTTATCTTAATTTAGACTGGAAGCCTGTACCAATATTATCAAAGTTTGTTGACATTGTTGTTAACGGTATTTCTGATAGAGCATTTGATATTAAAGCATATTCTCAAGATCCATACGGTGTTTCTAAAAGAACAGCCTACATGGATTCTATTATAAGAGATATGCAAACTCAAGAAATAAATGATTATGCAAAAGAAGCGTTTGGCATAAATCTTTACGAAAACGATCCAACTAATTTACCTGAATCAAAAGAAGAGCTAGAATTACACATGCAGCTTAGCTATAAACAAAGTATAGAGATAGCTGAAGAAACTGCAATTAATACTTTATTAGATGGTAATAATTATGATTTAACAAAAAGAAGGTTATATTATGATTTAGCGACTATAGGTATTGCTGCGGTAAAAAATTCTTTTAATGCATCAGAAGGTATTGTTGTTGATTATGTTGATCCTGCTAATCTAGTATATTCTTATACGGAATCGCCATATTTTGATGATATATATTATGTGGGTGAAGCTAAGTATATTCCTATTAATGAATTAAAAAAGCAATTCCCACAATTAACAGATGAAGATTTAGAAAAAATATCAAAAACAAACTATTCTAATTCTGGCGGTTATAGTAAAGGATATAACTATTCTGAAAAACGTGATTCTAATAGCGTGCAAGTTTTATATTTTAATTATAAAACTTATGCTAATGAAGTATACAAAACAAAATTAACAGCAACCGGCGCTGATAAAGTTATAGAGAGAGACGATACATATAGCCCACCAAAAGACAGTGAAGAATTTGGTAAACTTTCAAGATCAATTGAGGTTTTATATGACGGCGCAATGATAGTTGGTAGCGATTATCTTTTAAAGTGGGAGCTGTGCAAAAATATGATGCGCCCTAAAAGCGATAATGCTAAAGTAAGAATGAACTATAGCATCGTAGCACCTAGAATGTATAAAGGTCGTATTGAATCTTTAGTAAGTAGATGTGTAGGTTTTGCAGATATGATTCAGCTTACGCATTTAAAAATACAGCAAGTTATGCAAAAGATGATGCCGGACGGTGTTTATCTTGATGCTGACGGTTTAGCTGAAATAGATTTAGGCAATGGTACAAACTACAATCCGCAAGAGGCGCTTAACATGTTTTTCCAAACTGGTTCCGTTATTGGTCGCTCATTCACGCAAGACGGTGATGCAAATCCAGGTAAAGTACCAATACAGCCTATTGCAACCGGTGCAGGTGGAAGTAAAATGCAAACGCTAATTACAACATATAACTATTATATGCAAATGATCCGTGATGTAACGGGTCTTAATGAAGCACGTGACGGCTCTGTGCCAGATTCAAGAGCTTTAGTTGGAGTGCAAAAATTAGCAGCAGCAAATTCAAACACAGCGACTAGACACATATTAAACTCTGGTTTGTTTTTAACTTCAGAGCTTGCTGAAAATTTATCTTTACGTATTTCAGATGTATTAGAATATTCGGATGCTAAAGAAGCGTTTATGCAAAAAATAGGCGGCTTTAATACTATGACTATTAGCGAGCTATCTGAATTGCATTTGCATGACTTTGGTATATTTTTAGAATTAGCGCCAGACGACGAAGAAAAAGCTAGACTTGAGAATAATATTCAAACAGCTTTATCTGCCGGGCTAATCGATTTAGACGACGCTATAGATATTAGAGAAGTTAAAAATCTAAAGCTAGCTAATCAACTTCTTAAATTACGCCGTAAGAAAAAACAAGAGCGTGATCAAATGATGCAGCAGCAAAATATACAAGTTCAAGCGCAAGCAAACGCGCAGGCTCAACAAGTTGCTGCACAAGCTGAAATACAAAAAAATCAAGCAAACTCTCAAATACAGTTCCAATTAGAACAAGTTAAAGCGCAGCTAGAACAACAAAAAATGGCTTTTGAAGTTAATGCTAAAAAAGAATTAATGGAGCTAGAGTTTAATTATAACATGCAAATAAGAAGCATGGAAGTTGAAGGTCAAAAAAACAGAGATAAAGAAAAAGAAGACCGTAAAGACGAAAGAACTAAAATTCAAGCGACTCAACAAAGCGAGTTAATAGAACAAAGAAAGAAAGAAACACCTCCAAAGAATTTTGAATCAGGAGGTAACGATGTACTTGGCGGTGGTTTCGGTTTAGGAACCTTCGATCCTAAGTAATAATAACAGTATATAATTATATAATATTTTATCATGAGTGAAGAAAAGAAACCTGTGGCGTCTGTTTTAGATGACGGCACAATAAAATTAGATTACACTAAAGATGCCGTTCAAGAGCAAAGCACAGATGAGGTTCCTGTACGCGACGAATCCGAAGTTGGCGAAGGAATACAAAAGCAAAACGTCGAAGAAACAGATGCAGAACCTACCGGAGAAAGCACCGACGAAAATGTTCAGGATGCCGAAGAAACTAAAGAAAATGAATCTGTATTAGTAGAAATTACAGATGAAGAAGTTGAAGAAGTAACAGAAGAGCTTCAAGAAGAAGTACAAGATGCTATTGAAGAAGCTAAAGAAACAGGCGTAGAGCTACCTGAAAATATTCAAAAAGTTGTAGACTTTATGAATGAAACAGGCGGCACATTAGAAGACTATGTAAAACTTAATACAGATTACGCCTCTTTAAATGAAAACGCTTTATTAAGAGAGTATTACCAAAATACTAATCCTAATTTAGATAACGAAGATATTAACTTCTTAATGGAAGATAAGTTTTCATATGATGAAGATGTAGATGATGAGCGTGAAATACGACGCAAAAAAGTTGCACGTAAACAAGCTTTATCAGATGCTAAAAATCATTTAGAAGGTCTTAAAAATAAATATTATACTGAAATTAAAGCGGGATCGCGTTTAAATTCAGATCAGCAAAAAGCGGTAGATTTTTTCAATCGCTATACAAAAGAAAGTGAGGATGCGGCTAAAAAAGTCGAGTATTTTAACAAAGAAACAAATAAAGTTTTTACAGACAAATTCGAAGGTTTCGATTATAATGTTGGTGAAAAGAAATATCGTTTTAAAGTTAAAGATGCTAATAAGATTAAAGAAAGCCAAGGCGACATTAATAACTTTATTAAGAAGTTCTTAAATGAAAAAGGAGTTATGTCAGATGCTAAAGGTTATCACAAATCATTATTTACGGCTATGAATCCAGATCAAGTGGCACAACATTTTTACGAGCAAGGCAAAGCTGACGCTCTTAAAGATAGTATAACAAAGTCTAAAAACGTAGATATGAATCCGAGAGGGACTCATGAAAAATTTACGGCAGCAAACGGAGTTACATATCGTGTTCTTAATCCTGGAGAAAGCAGCTCTAAACTTAGGGTAAAATTAAAAAAATAAATAACCATTTAAAAATAATTAAAAAATGGCTTTAGCAGGAACAGGTGCTGAATTAAATCACCTAACACCACGTCCTACGAAAACTCTTTTCGCGGACAACTATATCGCGGCTACTGGCTTCGATTTTCAAAATCAATTCTTACCGGAAGTATACGATCAAGAAATTGAGCGTTTCGGTAAGCGTACTATCTCTGGCTTCCTATCTATGGTAGGCGCTGAGATGCCTATGGCTTCTGACCGTATCATATGGTCTGAGCAAGGACGTTTGCATATCGCTTATGATACTGGAGTAATTACGAATAGTGCTGGAACTAAAATAGATTTCCCAGCTGATCACTTAATCGTGCCGGGTATGACTCTTGTTGTTTCTAATACGGCTGGAACTATAGTAAACAAAGTTTATATTGTTTCTTTAGATTCTGGCAATAAGTTTAACATTAAAGCATACGACACCGCTGATGGAATTCTTGTATCTGAACTTCGCAATCTAGGAAGTGGAAATGTAAAATGTTTTGTTTACGGTTCTGAATACACTAAAGGTGCTTCCAATGTTGGTGGTACTTCTGATGCTCCGTTTACACGTTTTGTAAACAAGCCGATTATTATTCGTGACAAATACCGTGTTAGCGGTTCTGATGTTGCACAAATCGGTTGGGTTGAAGTTGCTACAGAAATGGGAACTAGCGGTTACTTATGGTACTTAAAGTCTGAGCACGAGTCTCGTTTACGCTTTATGGACTATCTAGAAATGTCAATGGTTGAAGCTGAAACAGCAGATAGCTCATTTAACGACGCTAATAGTAAAGTTATTGCTGGTTCTGAAGGTCTATTTGCTGCTGTTGAGTCTCGCGGTATTGTTTACAATGCACCAGACTTTGATGGAGCAGGTGGTCTTACTCAGTTTGACGACATTTTAGGCGAGCTTGATAAGCAAGGTGCTATTGAAGAAAACATGCTTTTCTTAGATCGTGCTACTTCTTTGTCAATTGACAATATGCTTGCAGCTCAAAATTCTTACGGTGCCGGCGGTACTTCTTACGGTGTATTTAACAACGAAGAAGAAATGGCATTAAACTTAGGATTTACAGGATTCCGTCGTGGATCTTATGACTTCTACAAAACAGATTGGAAATACTTGAACGACGCTACTACTCGTGGTATGGTTGGAGATATCGAAGGTATATTAGTACCTGCAGGAACTTCTTCTGTATACGACGAAACATTGGGTCAGAACATTTCTCGTCCTTTCTTACACGTACGTTACCGTGCTAACGAAGCGGAAGATCGCAGAATGAAGTCTTGGATTACAGGATCTGTCGGTGGTAACTTTACTAGCGACGCTGATGAAATGAATGTACACTACTTATCAGAGCGTGCACTTTGTGTTCAAGCAGCAAACAACTTCGTATTGTTGAAAAAATAATACATTTAATTAATATTGTCCTCGGTTTCGGCCGAGGGCATTATTTTTCTTTTATTTAATTATATAATATTATGGCACAAGCTAAAAAAGCGCCGGCAAAAAAGGCACCGGCTAAAAAAGAAAAGCCTGCAGCAGTAGAAGCGCCTACTGTAAATATTGGAGAAGAATCATATAAAACGCCTCCAATGCCTACAAAACCACAAAAAGCAAAATGGGAATATAGAGATAGATTGTATGAAATTACTTCTAATCGTAAGCCTATTATTTTTGTATTACCAGCTATGCATTCAAGAAGAAAACCTTTATTATGGTTTGATCCAGAAAAAGGTTATCAACGAGAATTAAGATACGCAACAAATCAAAAATCTGTATTTGTTGACGAACAAGAAGGTCCTGTTACATTAGGTCGTATTGTATTTAGAGACGGTGCATTAACTGTACCAAAGGAAAACGTAGCGCTTCAACATCTACTGTCTTTATATCACCCGTATGCTTTGGATAATAGAATAGCAGAATATAATCCTATGGCTATTGCGGAAGAACAGGTTGATAATATTGAATTAGAATTAGACGCTATGAATTTAGCGTCTAGCATGGACATTGATCAAGCTGAAGCAATATTGCGTGTAGAAATCGGATCTGCGGTATCTACGATGAGTTCTAAGGAGCTTAAACGTGATTTGCTTGTATTTGCACGTAACAATCCTTATTTGTTCATAGAACTAGCGAATGATGATAATGTGCATTTACGTAATATTGGTATTCGTGCAACAGAAGCAGGTATTATTGCTTTATCACAAGATAATCGAACGTTCACTCACGCAAATACTGGACGAAAACTTATGACAGTACCGTTTGATGAACATCCGTATTCAGCGCTTGCAGCCTATTTTAAAACAGATGAAGGCATGGAAGTTTTGAATAATATTGAAAAACGACTATAAGTCAATTAGTAGTTAGGCTCCTTTTACAGGGGCCTAATTACTATATAATAAAAAACAACTATGAGTGTAAATGTAAATACTGTTTATTCAAGAGTATTAGCAATAACAAATAAAGAACAGCGAGGATATATTACGCCTCAAGAATTTAATATATTTGCTAATCAAGCACAAATGGATATATTTGAGCAATACTTTTATGATCTTAATCAATTTTTGCGTTTACCAGGCAATAGCACTGGTCATGCAGATATGGTTGACCTGCTAAATGAAAAAATCGGTATATTTACTAAAACCGACAACTTAACATATGGCAGCACATCTTTTAATAAACCTGCTGATTTATATAGATTAACAGCTATAGAATATGATGGTGTTACTGCTGATAGGTTAACTAGAAAAGAATTCTTACAAATAAATAAATCACCACTTACAAAACCAAGTAATGCTTTTCCTGTATATACAGAATTAGCTAATGGTTATGACGTTCAAGGAGATGATGAATTTAACGCTGCTGATCAAAGCGGGGCACCTAGAGTAATTATAGAATATATTAAAAAACCAACAGTTGTATCATGGGCTGGAAATGTTGTTAACGGTGTAAGTTTATATAACGAAACTAACTCAATAGACTTTGAACTGCATAATTCAGAAGAAACAGAATTAGTTATTAAAATATTAGAGCTAGCAGGAGTTTCAACAAAACAAATAGATATTGCACAATATGCTGCTCAAAAAGATGTGCAAGGTATTCAACAAGAAAAAGCATAATAAATGGGATTATTAACACAAACTGGACAAACTTATTACGGAGACGCTAATAATTATGGCAATTATCAATTTATAGCACTTTCAGATATTGTAAATAACTTTATGATTGCTTATGTGGGTGAAAATAAAATTATAAGTAAAATTAAGAAGTCTGATGTTTTATTTCATGCAAAGCGCGGAATACAAGAACTTAACTTTGACACCTTACCTAGCACTAAAGAATTAGAAATAGATTTACCTGCGTCTTTAGCTTTTAACTTACCACAAGACTATGTTAACTACGTTAATATATCTTTCGTTGACGAAGACGGCAGGCATGAAATAATATATCCTACAAGACATACGTCTAACCCATTAGCACCAAATCAAAATGCTGATGGTAGCTATCAATTTTCAGCTAACGAAATTAGTTTTAAAACAAATTCACAGTCTTTAGATAAATTTAAAGCAGCAACTGACGACGCTCAAGTTAGTGACGAAGACGAAGACGATTCAGATATTTTTGATTTGTATAGATACGGTAATAGATACGGTATTAATCCTGAAACCGCACAAACGCACGGTGTTTTTTATATAGATCAAGCAGCTGGTGTAATTAGATTTAGTTCTAATCTTTCGGAAAAAACAGTTGTACTAAAATATATTAGTGACGGTTTAGCTACTGATGCTGAAATGCAAATACATAAATTTGCGGAAGAGGCTTTATATAAACACATTGCATACGCTATATTATCAACCCGCAGCAATACACGAGGAGATTTAATCGGCTTATATAAAAAAGAAGCTAGAGCAGCAAAAAGAAATGCTAAATTACGTTTATCAAATATTAAAATTAGAGAGCTTGCTCAAGTTATGAGAAATCAAGCTAAATGGATTAAACACTAAAATATGCCTGAATTAAAACGCAATTTTTTAAAGGGGCGCATGAACAAACGTGTTGATGAACGCCTTGTGCCTAATGGAGAATATAGAGACGCTACTAATATACAAATTAGCACATCACAAACAGAAGACGCTGGTGCTATTGAATCATTGCCGGGCAATTCTAAACAAGATAATAGAGTATCTAATGGAAGCTCAAATTGGGATATTAATCTTGGCTTAACAAGCCCGTCTATAATAGGCTCCTATGTAGATACTTTAAATAATAAAATATATTACTACGTAACCGGCCAATATGACTCAGGCCCGGTAAATGCTGTATTAGAATATGATTCTGCTACTACTGTTTTAGATCTTATTATTTGTGATTCTAGACCTTCAGGTCAGCAAGTGTTAAATTTTAATACAAATAATTTAATTACCGGTATTAATATTATTGACGGATTATTATTTTGGACCGATAATTTAAACGAGCCTAGATGTATTAATATTGAAACATTTAGAGCTGGTAGCGGTACAGGGTCAGATACTAATATTAGAACAACGACTACAAAGCTTTTTAGTAAAAAACAAAATGCTAATGTAGATTTTGTTGCTGAAGATATAAATGTAATTAAAAAAGGTCCTACAAAAGCGCCAGAAGTAGAATTAAGATCAAGTGCATTAAATCGCGGAGTAGATGTTTTAGGTGTAGGGATGTTCCCTTTAAATACTCAGCGTAAAAAATTTACAGATTCTAACGGCGAAATAGATTATTCTGCAACTGCAGATAATTTAAAATTTACTGAACCAATACAATCAATAACAGAATTTATTAGAAATAAAATAAAACTAGAAGCTGAAGTAAAAAATTCTTTAGGTGTTTTAGAAAAATTTACTGTAATTGGCTCTATAAGTAATATTAGTCAAAATAAAAAGAAATGTACATTTACTCCGGAAGTTATACCGGCGAATATTCCTAATAAAGCAATTGCATTTAAAGCAACAGTTATTGAGGGAGATTATATATATCGAAGAAGTTTTCCTAGATTTTCTTATAGATGGAAATATAATGATAATCAATATTCTCAATTTGCACCATTTACTGAGCCTTGTTTTTTAGCACCTAGTTATAAATATGAAGCAACGGCTGGAGAAAATGAATCTATGCTTAATCATATTAGAGAAATTACTCTTACATTTCCTGAAAGAGAAACAACTTTTGGGCCGCCTAGAGACGTAAAAGCTATCGAAGTATTATATAAGCCAAGCGGTAGCGAAAACGTGCATGTTGTAAAAACTGTACAGCTAGATAATGTAGATCCCGCTTTAACAGCTGGAGAATTTGTAAGATTTACATTTACTGAAGAACTTGACGGGCCTATTGTAGAATCAAATCAATCTTTAAGATTATTTGATGCCGTGCCAAAAGTTGCTCAAGCGCAAGAGGCTATAGGTAATAGAATAGTTTATGGTAATTATAAACAAGGATATGACGAGCCTTCTCATGTTCCAATACGGCTAACCCGAGGCGGCCGAGAAAATGAACCCATATTTGGTTTTCCTGAACTTTCTGCAAAATCAGGAAGATCTTATCAGATGGGTATAACTTTTTTAGATGAATTTTTAAGAGAATCTCCTGTTATAACTAATTCTAGTGCTTCTATTTTAATAGACAGTAATTTTAGCAAAAGACGCAATACCTTAATAGCAAGTGTAGATAATGATGGTATTTTTCAAGTACCAACATGGGCGTCGTTTTTTAAATATTATATAAAAGAAAATTATTCTCGACAATATAATTTATCATTAGATCGTTTTTACGATTCAGAAGATGGTAATTATTGGCTAAGCTTTGCTTCTGTAAATAGAAATAAAGTTACAGAAGATGATGTATTGGTGCTTAAAAAAAGACACGGAAACAATGGTATTGTTGAAATTGACAATGAATACAAGATATTAGATATTAAAAATGAGGCGCCTGAATATCTTAGAATAAATAATTTAAAAACTATTGCTAGAGCTACCGTTGCTGCTCAAGATAGTAATATACCTATTGTTGACTTAGGTGCAAGTACTGCGCAAAAAACTGTAGTTACTTTTATGGGGCCTAGTAGAGTTAAGAATGAAAGATTTAGTAGAGAGATTAATAACGCTAGAGCTATTCAATTTGTAAAAGCTTTTTCTCCCGGCGGTGGTGCGCCTGATTATGAGCAAGAAAGTAAAATATATAAAATAAAATCTGCAGGTACGTTAGGCACAGTAAGCACTCTTGCTACAGATACTGCTGTTCAAACTTACAAAATAACACTAGCCGAAGAGGTTAGCTCTCAAGACCAATTTGTAGATGATGTAGATCAAACTAATGAGGAGCTAGATATTATTTTATATGGATCAGATGAGTTTTTGCCTCAAGAATATCAAGGTAGATTTTTTGTTAAGGTGCAAAAGCTAGGTTCATTTCATAATGACATAATAGTACCTTCTTCTAATGAGGATAGCCGATTTTTTGTAAAAAATGCGCATCCTTTAAATGCAGTAGGTGAAATAATGGTTTTAGACCCCTCTAATACGGATCCTTTAGGATTTTTTGATCAACAAAAAGATGTTTTACCGCTTTTTTTAAGAAGAGCAAGCTCATTTGGCTCCACGCATGAGTTAAGAAGAATTACATCTTTCAAAACTAGATTGTTTAACAAGAACGAAATTAAAGACGTAACAAGAGTTGATACAGTACATGCTAGACTGTTTTTTGGATTTATAGGTGATGGTACAGGATTAACAGGTGTTACCTCTGGATTTACTACAGTAGAGCCTAATACATCTGGAAATACATTCACGCTAGTTCACGGTCCTTTAGAGGCTGACGTTGATGAAACAGGAAATGTTTTTGACAATATAGAAGCGGGCGCTATAATCGCATTTACGCATGCTGAAAATGGAAATGATGGCTCTGCTTATACGGTAACAAAAGTTTCTAATGTTGCTACTCTTACAGGAGACAATTCTGATGCGCTTACGTATAATAGCATGACAGTTCATTTAGATAGAAACCCTGGAGTAACTTTTCCAGATATACCTTTAGCAAAAATTGGTAATATTAAAATTTTAGGAGTTAATACTTTATTACCTTTGGTAAATAATCCGGCTGTTTTTGAAACTAAAGCAGAAAAAAATATAAATTTAGATATTTACTATGAGTCTAGCGACGCTTTTCCGGTTAGTGAAATACATGAATCAAAACCATTAAGGTATTTTAATTGTGTTTCATTTGGTAATGGTGTAGAATCTTTTAGCATAGGAGATCTTTTTAATTCACCTTTTATTGACCAAGGTGTTAGAGTAAGTTCTATATTAAAAGAAACATTTAAAGAAGAGCATAAAGCAAGTACGCTTATATTTAGTGGAATTATTAATACGGGTGCTAGAATAAATGAGACCAATCAATTTTTATTAGCTGATAATATAACGAAAGATTTAAACCCTATATATGGGTCTATACAAAAGCTTTCAGCTAGAGGCGGGGG